GAATTACCCATTGAAGAGATTTAACAACACCGCGTAGGGCATTATAGTTTCTAACTGCTTCTGCAATATCTGTTCGAGGGTAACGGTTATCGGGATTAGCACTATTATGTTCTTTCATTTCTAAAAGATATGTTTCCCATTCATCCCTTAGTCGTTTTGCTTCTCTCATCATTTCTCTTACTTCTCTATTATCTTTCATGTTATTCCCTCATCATACTTAGATATTCATTGAAAGGAATATCTTTATCATCAGCCATCATATCATTTCTTAACATATCACAATATACTACCAATTCAGAAAAGGATATGTATTTTTCTAGTTCTTCTGTTTCAATTATTTCACATAATTTGTCTTCTAGTTTTTTACAAGCATTACATATTGGTATTGCTTGTATTCTAGAAGTTCTGGTTTTTGCTGATTCATCTTTGCATAGGTTGCACATTATTCTTCCTCCAACTCTAATAGTTCTGCGGTTCTTTCATCTAATATCATTTGTTGTATTAGTGCATCAATAATAGCCATCTGTCCTAGAATATATGCTATCTTCTCTTCTGTTGTTTCTATCTTAAGGTCTTTGTGTCTCAAGTATTCTTCCATAGAAGAACACCCCACAATATTCAATAACTGTCTCAATTCATTCTGTAGTGGTTGTACAAATTCTAATAAATTCATGTTCTTAGCCTCGGCGCTCTTAGTATCATAACATCATTTGTCTTAAATAAAATTGGGTTGTTTGTGTTTGTTGCTATAGTTAAATCTCCTGATAAATATTTATGGAACGGCCCAACGTATTCCATTTTAGCAGTATTAACATTTTCGGATAAAGTAATTATTTCTCTATAGTGTTCGTTATTATTAGTGGACGAAACCAATAACTGATTATTATTAATTGATACTTCGTATATTCCACTACCTACTTTTTCACACATTTTAACTGCTTCTGCAAACTTCTTACTTGTTGTTTTTGCTACAGAACGTAATGTTGTTTTATTACTAATAGCAAAACCTTCATCACCTTCAATATTACCGCTAAGGTTTCTTATACTCCTTAGAATTTGGTCTGCAAAAGGATGTCTTTCTAATACAGGAAATACCGAAGCAGTTCCAGTGTTAGCAGTTATAGAAAAATCTCCATTATATGCATGTAGTGTAACTGTCCCATTACGCATATATTTCATAGCAACTTTAGCGTCAATTACTACATTATTTAATGACGTTATATTAGCAGCAGTAATCTTACTCCAAACAAAAGTAGAATTATCTGCATTAGCAATATTTAGTTTTCTTTCATCCGTCCATATCATAATTTCATTTCCTAAAGAACTGTTTTTTGTGGTAGAGCCTACGGCCCATTTACCTTTACAAATAACAGTTTCTATCGCTTTCTTTAAATCTTTACAATTTACTGTCGTCATTTAATCACCTAAAAAGTGGAGCAGTTTTATGACTTACTCAGGTCTATACAAATCAAAGAGTTCCGTCTTTAATTTGTGGAAGGCCATGCCATGTAACATTACCTCCTTCGTTTTCCATAATTAAGAATTTTTGTCCTAGATTCTCTGCATTCGTCTTTGACTTCTTTACTGTAGCATATAATTTAAGAGATTTACCGCGTTCTTCACGACTCATCTCAATATACTGAAACAGTTTTGCAGTTGTGGACTTCTCCCAATCTGGTTTGGTTCCTACAATTTCAAACCCATCATGAACTTCTTTCATATGTGTAATAAAGAACTTATGGCATTTAAGTTGTAGTGCTGCTTGAAATAACCTTTTATACATAGCATTTCTAGCATACCATTGTGTAGGGACCATCTTAACTTTATCAGCCTGTCGAGGGTCACCACCTTTAATATGATTTAATCTAGCAATCATATTTGTTGTATCTAACCATGAATCGAGTCCATCAAAGATAATAGCCTTTACTGCTTCTACCTCTACTACTTCATCCTCATATTCAATCTTTCCAGTTTCAATTGCTTCATTAACCATAGCCATGAAAAACCTAGACATATCTGCCGTCTTTTCATAATCTACGGTCATATCTTCATTGTAAACATACGGATTAAAGATAACAACTTTTTCATCTGAACTCCAGTGTTGTCTCCATGTGGGTTCAGCACCTTCATCATAATCTAATACGAATATCCAATGTGAATCTAATTCATCATCTGTTCGACAATCAAGACAAGTTCCTGTTTTACCATCACCGGGATTACCGCTAACACCACAAACAAGATAAGCCTGTTCTTGTTCTAACAAACTCTTTCTTTGATTCATCGCTCGCATCTTAGCCGCTTTAAATGAACTATTATTTAGATTTTCATTTGCCTTCTGTAATACAGAACCTGCGGCTTTACCTGATTTACTTCCAATACCCATTACTCCACCACCTTAACTTGTGTAGCATATTGTTCCTTAATTGTATTAAGGTCTTTTTCACTAACTTGACGGGTATACATTTTACCGCTAGTTGTGTGAAGTCGAAGAGAGTATTGTCCTTTTTCTTCTTCTAACTCTTTCCATTCTAAACTTTCTACCTTTCCAAAATCAACTACTAATTGATTCAATTTTACTATCATTTCTTTCACCTTGTTTTGGGCTTCGCACCCAATTGACCGTCATTCGCCAACGATTACACCATTAAATATTGAAACTATTTATGAAGTTTCTACCAATTAAAAAATGGCTTACTCTCCATAAGTTTACTTACTTATGCTAAAGAATAAATCACCAATAATCAATGCTGTTTTCTTCATCAGTGGTTTCAGGAGCATCAGGATTTCCTAATGCTACTCTCGGTAATACACCATACAGATTAATTGAAACTGGGTTCCATTCATCTTCTAGGGTGTTTCCGTTCTCGTCCTTCTTTTGTGTTTGATTCGTTCTACCAATTATGATTACATCTGAACCAACACCGAAGTCAATATTTAGATAAGAAGGAACCCAAACTGGGGTAGAATCTGGGACATCATCTGATTCAAAGCCATAGTTTGCTTCTGCTGATTCAATCCACATAGTTCTGTTTCCTGTTCTTTCGTTAGGAGTAAGATTCATACTACTAACAATACCATCAGTAATTACTAACTTCATGCCCGGTTCGTTACGAATAGAATCATGATAGTCCTCAATTTCTAATAGGTCTGCAATATATTCGCCCATATTATCTACTAACAAATCTTCCATAGAAAGTCCATCGGTGCTAATATGTTCATCAGATTCAGGGTCTAATGAATCATTGTATAATAATGACTCAAGTGTTTTACCACGAATACCATATACTGCATTTCTATCTTCGTTGAATAATCCGAATAGGTGAACCCATCGGAATGTATCACAATTAAAGTTTTTAGCAGCGTCATTCTTTAGTCCCAAAGTCCAATACTGAAATTCACCATCTTCCTTTCGACCAATAAAATGCGCTCTTAACCTGTATTCTTCTGCTGGTAGAGGCTTACCATATCGAGGGTTTACATCACCACTTCCGAACGATTTAATGTTATCAAGTGGGACAATCCACTTAGCATCTTCTTCTGTTCCAACTTCCATAGCGGAATTAGGAACTTCGGGGATATTCTTTGTATCAACATCACCGTTTATAATTTGTGACTTTTCAAATACTCCGGTAGATACTTCTGTAATTTCAGCAATATCTCCTGCGTTGAAAACTTCACTCGGATTTGCATTATATCGAGACATAATATTACGTCGTCGCCATTCTTGCACATCTCTCGCTTGTTCTACACCTACTAAGAAACCAAAACCTTGATTCCCAAAGGTGCTTTTACTACTAGATGACTTAGAGCGTAAAGCCCCACGAATAAAATTACGTGTTAATGTTAACGCAATCATACCCGACCGAGGTTGCTCCATATCTAGGTTATTTTGTGTAGCAATTTCATTATATTTTGCTACAATTTGTTCTTCATTCATACTAACTCTATTTCCTAATGCTTTCAATTCTTCCAATACTCTTTCTTGCACTGTGTTCACTTCCGTTATTTTTTCTTTACATAAACCGAAGGCATTGAGCCTCCGTCTACTGTTTTCTTAACGACTAGAGGGTATATTAAACCCCCTAACTTATTTCTTTGCTCATTTTGCACAATTATCTATTTCATTCTTCTTCATCATGTAAGCGATAAATTATCCCATAACGACTTTTACGAACCGCTACGTATTTTTTCTGTGCTTTCAGATAATGGCAAATTTTCCTATGTTCGGGAACATAAATAGTTGATTTATTACCTGAATCAAACCATCTATTCATTATTTCATCAAGAACTTGTCTTGCCGTTCTTTCCCTTTTATCTTCCATAACTAAATCTATATATCGTTCTGAATATTGTCGTCTTCCCACGACAAACCCTCCTTAATATAAACTTCTCTAGGTGTTAAGTCATCATTATAATAATCACGTAATACCTTATATCTAATTTTATTTTCTCTCTTTTTAGGTATATAAGCCATCCATTTAGAAAATGAATACCCACAACCTTTTCTTATATTATCCATTAAATAGTTCTCCTGAAAGTGGGAGAGAAGATTAACGACACAATAGCCTCTTTTCGTTAATCTCTCAACCCAATTATAAAAAATATATTATACTTAATATACTTATTGTACGTCTTTAGCGTCTCTTATCATCCACTTAAGAGTTTCTAATCCATCATTAGTTTTATGTTTATCTTCACTAACTTCTTCTAAGAAATCTTTTAATAGTTTCCAATGATGTTCATTACCCTTTGGAAATACTTCAGGTATTTTATCCCACAAGTTTAACAAATTAAGTAATGAATCTCTACTGGTAATAGCGAGAACTGAACCAGTATTTTGTCGTTGAATATGTGATTCAACTTCATACTGATTTAATGTCTCAGATAATGGAGTTAAAAACTCCGGTCTTCCCCTCAATAATACTTGAGTCCTAATAATTGTTTTACCTTCGCCGCCATAAATAGCAGTGAAGGGTTTTCCTAAACACATAAATATTCCTTTAATTTCATCTTTTGTATACATCTATACACCGCCGTAATTTTCAGCGTGTTCTTCTACATGTTCATGATATTTTTCATGACCTAGTAAGAATAGACCTGCCTCTTTTTTATTACCGATAAAGGATTCTAAGCAGATAGGACAAGTCACTTTAACTATCTCTGCCTCAAAATATACACCTATATCGGTTGCGTAAGTAACAATTTCACCCTCAGTAAAAATATTTTCTGGTCCCCAATCGTCCCAAGTAATATTAATCACCTAATATGGTATTATTCTTACTGTAATATAAACATCACTATTTACGCTCATAAGTTCCTACACCTAAATGAAACATATAATAATCTAGTGCGCGATACAGACATTCATAACAATACGATAGCCCATCGCCTCGCATATTATGAATCATATCTTCACCTTTTTCTTTACATATGTTACATACGCCATTATGCATTTGTGGAAGGTATATTTTTTCTTTCATTCTTCTTCCCCATATACTTCCCAATGTCGTAATGTCTTTTCATTAAGAGTGAACATACTACCGTCATCTTTGTATTTAAGTTTGTATATACTCATAGGTTGTCCTCTCATATATATCCAAGAATGTAATATTACTTCCGCAATTCTTCCTGTGTGTTTATTTTGTACAATATCATTTATCTTTAAGTTCTTCAACATCATCAATTCCCCAGTGTTCTTTTAGTTGTTTTCCTTCTTCTGTTCCCCACCATCCGGGATGGGTTAGATACCACTTAATATTATTTTTTCTTATTTTTTCTTTTGTTTCTGCTAGAAAGTTTTTTGCTCTTTCCGTCAGTTTCGGTTTCTTTTTCTCTTCCGTCATTATATTCCTCTCCTATATGTGCATTTAGATTTGCTACGATTGACCGCCATAAATGCCAGTCCTTAATTACAGGTATTTCGCTAAACGATAATAAGGCTTCCCTTATCCCGCAATTTGGGCATATGTCGGTTTTGTTGTCCCATCTGCTAATTGCACTATGTTCAGTGTATTCAATTGAGCAGATAGGACATTTCAACCTACCAACTCCTGTAGATTTTTAAATTCACTAGGTTCATCTTTATCAGTCCTTAGACGAATAAATCTAGGAAATCTTAGACCAACGTTTCCATCTTGGTCTTGAGTTACAATATCTGCATGAATTTCCATTATAGTTCCCAAACGGTTACTATCATAATAATCATGGACTACTAGTAAATCTTCTTCTGTAAAACCAGTTCCAACGGAACCAATACTAACTACGTTTTGGTCTACCATTACTCCTAGTTCATAAGAACCATAATATCCGGCTCTTTTACCTGTCCCCATAGTTGCATTCATTACAATACAATCTAAATCTACTAGAGCAGGTTTGTGTTTTAACCATGAACGTTTACCGGGTTCATAAGTTTGTTCTATACCTTTAAGGACTAACCCTTCATATCCATCTTTGATAGCCTTAGTGTAAGCCTTTTTGATTTCTTCTTCACCGGTTACAACTTCTGTGTCTGTGATATTTACATTTGGAAAGTGCATACGTATAGTATCTAGCCTGTTACCATAACCGAAGTTATATGTATCTTGTTTGTTATAAGTTAGAATATCAAAAATGATAGCCTTAACTGCTACACGGTTACGCACTTCTTCTGTTTTACCATGAATGCGAGGCATAATCTCCTTAAACTCAAGAACATTTCCTTCTTCATCGAC